ACTTTCCAGTGCATCCCAGAACGCATCGCTATCTAAATCAGATGTAATTAACCCTGTTTCATTAGCTAGGTTGCCACCGTAAGCTATCGCGTCTGGCCCAGCGACTGGCGCAACTTGCGTATTTGCACTGGCAGGCGCAGGTGTGGGCATACCGACTGTTGGCGTGTAAGTCTGGAAGCCAGACGTGTCTATCGTCGGCGTAGCTGACGTATCAGTGAACCAAGAGCTAATGTCATACGAGCCATCGTCATTTTGAGTAGAACCCGCAGCTTCAGCCATAGCCTCGCCCTGCTGCTGAATTGCATAATCAGGCGCAACATTTGCAATCACGCTGTCTGCTATCTCACCATAAATACCTGGAATTGGTGTAAAATCACCACTCAAACCGCCAGTCACCAGGGAGCCGCCATAGCTGCCTGTACTGCTTGGATTATCAAAGCTCGGCTCATTGCCCATCAGCATGTCAGGTAAGTCAGCGAGGCCGGTCGCTGATCCCGCAAGCTGGTTCATGTAGATCGCGTCTTGCGCGAGTTGCGCATCCGGATTTGATGCGATTGCCTGTTGCTGGGCTGTAGTCAAAACGTCAGTCGCAGGGTTGTAAGTCGGATCTCCAATCGCATCCTGGATGGTGCTAACGTAATTATTAAACTCGCTCGTTGATAAAGCTGAACCCGGTTGATTTGCCTGAGCAATCGCTAAGTCATTAGCCTGCTGCGCAGCCGTCGCATCCGCGAATGTCTGGTAGTTATCATAATTTACTAAAGGCGCGACGTTGCTGCCAACCCCACCAGTAAACGGGTCAATAAAAAAGCTGTCAATGTATGACTTCTGACCTGGCCGTGCCGCCGCAAACGCATCCATCTTGCCCTCAAACAATGGAGCGGCGCTCAGTGCCCGGACGCCGTTGTCGTATGTTGTCGCCGCTGGGTTGCCCATGCTGTACGCGCCGGGGGCGTTCAGTCCAAACGCGCTGGCGGTGTTGGCTGTGTTGTTGAACCCGGCATACTGGGCGTCAGTGAAATCAGCGACCGTGGGGCCGTAGGACAGCGGGACGGGTCCGAGGCGACTGATTTTGTCTGCCTGACCCAGGTTTCGTTTCGCTGCTGTCTCTAGCCATTCCGGGACTGCTACGCTTGTAGATGATCCGCCTTTGCCCATTTCATATCTCCTTAACGTAAGATGAGTGCATTGGCTCCCACCCGTGTGCTGCTAACGGTTTCTTCCAACCAAAACGCCCAGTCATGTTGAGCGCCTCGCAGCCTTGCTCTTTAGCCCAATTTATCACGTCATCGTGCATGTCTAAAATTTCGGTGAGATCGCCGCCTCCAAGAAAGATATTGAGCACCCGTTTTTTTGGGTAAACCACGATCTCAGTCACCAGGCAGCTTTTCTCGCGAGGCCAGAGCTGCATCGTGCCTTTGTATATACCCTCGTATATATCGATGATGTCGTGCGTGCCGCCGGAGTATTCCAGGGCAGCCTCGATGTACGGGCGACAGCGCGTGAATTCTTCAGTGATCACCAGGCACCCCCAGTCAGCGCCACGCGCTTCCAGATGTCCGTCGAGCCGTCGTGAGCTGCCGTGCAGACGTAGATGTAACCGGTGTCCCAGCTTATCATGCCAGCCGTATCGCCAGACGCGCCAACCGAGGAGGCGGGCGCCGCTTGCTTTACGACGACCTCATTGAAGGATCCGTTTTGCGAGACGACCGGGTAAAGCCCGGAGCGATCCCACATGAAGCTGCCGTCGTCCGCCGCGTTTTCGTCGCCTGTCTTTTGCGCCAGGGCGATCCTGGTTTGGCTGAGGTACTGCATCAAGCGCCGACCCCAGGTTTGCCAATCTTCGCCCTTCGGCTCTGGTGGTCTGTTTGGTTGCGTCATCGACGCCCCCCAGCCACGATATCCAGGCGGTTAATCCCGACACGCCAGTCCGTGTATTGCGCGCCCTCGACCCGGACCCGCACCTGGCGCCCGGTAAATCGCACGCTCGTCGGGTTGCTCATGGTGTAGGGGCCGTATGACCGCTCGGTGTCGTTGGGGTAAAACCTGGTTTTAAACGTCGCGTTGACGTCGCCCTGGGTTTTCTCGTCCGGCAGCATCTCGGTCACCGACATCACCTGGTCGCCCGTGCCAATCCGGAACGGCCCGCTTTCCGCAAACGGCGTCAAGCTGTCATACTCCAGGCCGACCTCGTGCTCGTAGATTTTACGATCCGACGCCTTGGCCATCAGGGGCTGACGGAACGCGCCGCGATCCGCGCCAGCCGTGCGATCCAGCTCACCGATGTACCAGGTATTCTCAACGTAATTGTACACGACGTATCGGTCGTTCTCGGTGTTGCCCGCGCTCGGGTAAAACCACCAGATCTCGCCAAACATAGAGTTGGACATTCCAAACGCCTTGCTGATCTGCGCCCGGTTGATGCCGTTGAATACATAGTCTGAGACGTCGCAGGGCAGCTCAGCGACCGCCGCGCCGTTGTAGACGTAGAAAGAGTTGGTGCCCATCCAGAACGCGCCAGCGTCCACGACGACCGCAGCCTCCTTCGCCGCCAACCCGCAGGACGTTCCGACCCGCTCCTGGCCAAAAACGTAGGGCGCGCCGATGTAGTTGAAAACGTGGGCATCGCGATTTGTAAGGACAAGCGTCTGGCCGCGCACGCGCAAGCCCTTCATGATGGATCCGGAGGTGTTTAACTCCAGGTCGCCAGCCTCGTTGGTCGTCGCCGGGGTCCAGACGTTGTTTGCCTCCCGGTCGCTCCACTGGACCTTGCGGGGGTTGCCGCCAGCTCCCAGGGCGAACAAGAAACGCTCCTCAGTCACGACCAGGCTCAAGTTATCGACCGGCGCGTTGGTTAGCACCTTGGCCGCTGGCACCTTGATGATGCTGACGTCGTCGATGTCAAACGCAGGCTCCGCGTCTGTCGCCGGATTGATGTCCAGGTCAATGCTCGTGTCGTCCACCTGAAAGCGATAAGTAAACGTGCCGGTGCCGTCAAAATCCTGGTCCACCAGGTCGGTCGCGCTGGTCGTGCCGTTAATGTCGATGTTGACCGACGGATCCCCGGCAGATGCGACCGTGAAGGTCAGCTCGTAGACCTCGCCGTTTGTCAGGCCCGCTATGGTTTGCTCCAGGGCGTTTGCCGTCGTGCCAGACCAGGACGCCACGCCGGAGGCGATTGCCCAGTCCGCGCCCTTCGTCCAGTCGCTGTCCGCGTCAAACGTGCCGTTGGTCACCGTCTCGGTGCCGCTGTCTGTGTCCAGATCCCACTCGTAAATCTTCCCGTCATCCTCGGTCATCGCGACTAGGTTTTCGCCCCAGGTGTCGAGCTGCCACACGGTCGCGGGCAGGATATTCGCGGTGTCGGGCCGGGCCACGCCCCAGGCGTAGTTGCCAAACGCGCCGCCGCCAAAGCCAGTGAACGACAGGGCGTCCTCGCGTCCGGTGTTCCACTTTTCTGGGGTGATCTCAAACTGGGTGCCGCCGGGGTTGTAGGCGTAAAGGTTGTTGTAGGATCCCGTGGCGATCCACCGGTCCGCGTCATTGTCAGACCAAGTAATCATGCCGCGCAGCTTGTCAGCACCTGCGCTGTTTGAGCGTGTGCGCCAACCGCCGATTGGACGCATCACACCGTCATGCCATCTGACTAGGTTTGCATCGCGCCAACGGCCTTGTGATTGTAAATCTGTTCCATTTCGGTAAACACCTGCTGGAATGTTTAAGTCGATCAATGCCATTGACGCACCTTTTATTTATTCAGCAGCAATGTCCTCTGACTTTGCTTCTAGTGATGCAGCTAATCGTTGCACAAACGCCTCACGACCAACCATAAGCTGGTCCAAGTTGAATTGCGCGTTGCCCAGCTTGCGATCTAGGTCTTGCACATGATTGAGCAGAGCTTTCTGCTCATCCGTAAAATCATTTACATCATACTCAACGTCATTGACTGTGATGGTGCTTTTGTCTTTCTTCGACATCTGTCAATTCCTTATGAGTTTGCTGTGATTGCAGCATTAACCGCTGTCATATCTTCTGTAGTCCAGAAGTCTTTAGCAACCATTAGCTGTAGATGCTCTACGTTGCGTGACACAGCGTCAGCCCAATCAGCATCTTCCATGCCCTCTGGTTTGCCAGCGTTTAGCAAGTCAACAGAGTGACCCATTGCTGTGTAGTGTTGTGCGATTTCTTCCGCAGTTGGTGTATCAGTCATGTCTTTCTCCTTTTCTGACTGGTTACGATTAACATGCCATTAACACACATGGCACACAGTAGGAGCCATCATCGTATGTGCATGTGACATGGGTTGAAGTAACTTTTGCGATTGTCTTGCTGCGAACAATGTCATCGCCTTGAGGCTTGGCTGTGCCATCACCCGCTGACATTAGCAGATCACCACGTTGCACGGTTGTTCCTTGTGCAATGCGGATAATCATATCGCCTGTCATTGCTACGTTCATGTCGTTAAATCCATCGTCATCTGCGTCCCAATTCACTAACACGCCAGCAACATTTGGATCACCTTCAACGGATGAAACCATCATGCAGTTCAACTGTTCGTTGTCTTCTGTGTGGGCATCTACTGCGGGTGTCTTTTCATCGCCAACTGAAACACCCTCTGGCAATTCGTCGCCTTCTTCATAGTAAGTTGCAGCAACTGCATCATGTGACCAAACCGCCATCTGATCTAAGTTTGTTAAGACCGTTCCTTTTAGTAGTGATGTATCTTTTGAGCCATCTGCAAGCTGTGACCAACGTGAGAGGTGACCACCTTGATAAGATACCGTTGTGCCTGAGACGGAGATTTTACCTTCATCAGCGCCTGCGTGTTTAAACCTTATTAAATCCCCATCAGAACCTTGTCTGTTTACATTTAAAACACAACCACCGCCAGTGTTTACATCTGCTTGGAAATTTGCAGCTTGTTGGCCTCTTACATATAACGTTTGATCAGTGTCCAAGAATGTACTTGTGTCACCCATAATGACACGACCACTGCTATTTACAACAATCCTAGGATTACGAGAACCATCAGACAGCACGATGTTGTTGCTTGAGGTGCGGATGTCCAAGCCGCCGTAGTTGCCGTCAAAAGTTCCAATAATTGTATTATTTGAACCAGTGGTCATTCCACCACCAGAATTATTTCCAACAAATGTATTTTTTTGACCGCTAGTAACAGTATTTCCTGCCGCTTCGCCAACCAAAGTATTATAAGAAGACGTTGTTGAATAACCTGCTTGCTCACCTACATATACGTTGCCTGTACCCGTAGTATTACTATACCCCGCCTGATACCCAACAGCCGTGTTGTTGCTGGCGGTGGTGTTGCCAAACAGTGCATTTGTGCCAAAGGCCGTATTGAAGCTACCAGAAGTATTGTTTGCCAAAGCCTCACGACCAAACGCCGCATTCACAACACCTGTCGTATTGTCATACATCGCCTGATACCCAACGGCGGTGTTGTTGCTGGCGGTGGTGTTGTTTTGTAAAGCGGCACGGCCCAAGGCAACATTGTACGACCCTGTTGTGTTCTGGAACATTGACGCATTACCCAAAGCGGTATTGTCAAACCCAGTAGTATTGTTGCCCATTGCGTCAGCCGCAAAAGCCGCATTAGCATAACCTGTGGTGTTATCTAATAGAGTTTGGTAGCCAAACGCAGTGTTGTAAGCTCCTGTTGTGTTAGAGTATGCAGCCTGATACCCAACAGCGGTGTTGTTGGAGGCGGTGGTGTTGTTCTCCAACGCTGACTGTCCAACCGCTACGTTGTAGCTGCCTGTCGTGTTGTCAAACAAGGTGTCACGACCTAAGCCCGTATTTAATGTGCCTGTTGTTGTATTCCACAAACTTTCTGCACCGATAGCTGTGTTTATGCCTGTTGTTCCAAAACGTAACGCCTGATAACCAAGGGCTGTATTTTTTGGGCCAGTTGTAAGTGAACCACCAGCGTATTGACCAACCGCCGTATTTGAATAGCCAGTCGTATTAGCGTAAAGAGATAGATTCCCAACGGCAGTGTTGTTGCTTGCGGTGGTGTTGGAGTATAAAGCTGTTTCTCCTAATGCCGTATTATTAGCCCCTGTTGAATTAGTATAAAGAGCAGCACGACCAACCGCCACGTTAGATGATGAGGTTGTAATGTTTAAACCAGCATCTTTTCCAAGAACAGTGTTATTATTTCCCGTTGTAACATTTGTTAGCGCAGAAGAGCCAATCCCCGTATTACCAGCACCAGGAGTTGTGGCATCTAAGCTATCAAGCGCCGTATCACCGAGAGCCACGTTATTTGACCCGTCAGGATAATTCCCATCCAGCTTAACAGTCGCGCCTACGCCATTAACCGAAATGCCGGGAATATCCGTGTCGCCGCCGAGCACGCTGTCGATGGTATCGAGGTTCGTATTTAGCTTCGTCCCCCAGGTGTCCTCGGATGCGCCGACTTCCGGCTTAGTCAAGCT